GTTAGCTTTTTCTGGCCCTTTGCATATTGGCGAAGAGTACACTCTCTTATCTGAATTTCTAAATTGATTCTGCGTGACATCAAATATTGAATTAAATTTATAAGCGAGATAATAAAGCCTAATATACCTAAAATGCCACTAATAACAGCCCACATACCATCAACTCCCTATTTATTGAATAATATCATATTTTAGAGAGAAATACAACACAGGTTCATTGAGGTGATTACATGAAAGCTAAGAAAACAGTAACCAACTGGGACGATGTCCCACTCTACATAGATTTGCCGTTGCTGGCAACCCTTTGGGGGTTCTCGGTTGATTGTTTAAAGAAAAAAGCACAGTCAGGCGTTTTGCCGGCGGCAAAGATGTTCGGTGAGTGGAGAATATCTAAAGAGGACGCAAAAGCTTACTTCGAAAAGGCTTATAACGAAACGCAGGAGGGAATAAAAAAAGATGGATGTAATAATTAACGACATACCGACCTATCCGTTTAAGGATGTTGAAATCGTATCAGACAAAATTACAGAGGAGAGCAGGAGGGAATGACATGGCAAGAGAAAAGCCGTTATTTCGAGACAACCTCGACAGGTTAGACGTTGCGTTTCCGGATAAGGAAGTTTTGCAGTATCGGGACATCGCAAAGTATCTCGGAAAAAGTTGCGTTACTGTTAAGCGACACTTTCAAAAAGACTATAACAAGAAACTCGGCGGTATAAGCAAGGCAGTCCTTGCAAGTATTTTGAGTTGATTAAAGGAGATTATTATGAGAGTAGAAATTATAACAAAAGAAATGATGTTTAAACTTGTAAAGACCTATGCTGGCAGTGAATACGAAAAAGACAATGAGGATTACTTTGCTATGGCAAAAAGTGTAGATGATTGTAAGTTTGAATTGCGTAATGACAAAGCAGTGCTTAGATACAGAACCGATGATGAGTTTATAACGGCTACACTGTACAGGAGATGTTACCCTGACTATGAGGACGAGATGTGCTGTAGGTTATCGGTGAAGGTCGATAAAGAATTTGTTGAGTTTGAGGTAAGCGTGGACCTAATGGAACTTTGCGGGATGGTGGTTGAGTAATGGAAAATATACTTATTAATATCAAGGACGGCGAGGTAATGACATTGCAGGGACTTGATACAGTGACAGCCGAAAGGCTTGAAGACATACTAAACTATGTTGCAGAAACTAAAGAGAGCCTTGATAATCACAAACTTTGCAACAAGGCAGTCGGATTTAAGCGTGTTGTTAAGAACTGCAAGAAGTTTATTAAGTGCTGTAAGTACGCAATAAGAACTTAACAGGAGTACATATGTTTAAAGTCAGATGTAAAGAAGATATATCAGAAGTCTTTGCAGTATATGATGTATGTCGCTTTAGAGCTCAAAACAAACAAGGATATGACATAAGATTTTTGATTTATGACGGATGTTTTAAGTATGTGACAGCGGATGTATTTGAGCCTGCGGAGGGAAACAATGACAGCAGCGGAGATTAAAGAGGCTTTTATAAAAGAAGAGCCGGTTATTTTAAAATTGCCAAATGTGCTTGAAAAGCGTTTTGACAAGATTAATGCAGTTATATACCGCAGAACTCAAAAAGGCAGGATGATGGTATCTGTAGAACTTGTTGAAACAGTTGATACAAATATGGGCAAAAGGCAGCATTTGATTGTTGCAAGAGGCGGAAACATAAAAAAAGAGCGTTGACACAGGGCAGTGATCAACGCTCAAGTAAGGCTTATTGCCAAATCTACATATTTATTATAGCAATAAGTTTTATAAAAATCAAGAGGTGAAATCAAAATGGAAAAAACTATTAAGAGAGCAAAGAAATTGTTGCTTACACTCGGAATTACTCCAAATTTAAACGGATACAACTATTCGACCATAGCTATTTGTAAGTTGTATGAACTTACAAATGCTTGCGAAGATATAAGTTTTTGCAAATTGTATGAAGATGTTGCAAATGAAGTTGCTTCGACGGGTTCACGAGTTGAGAGATCAATAAGACATGCAATCAACTATACATCTTCTCAAAATCTTAAACACTGGGAAAAAGTGCTTAATTGTAAGCTGCAAGACGGCATAACGGTAAGCAAATTCTTATCGTTGTGCGTAGAAAAGCTTTTGATGAATGAAGGCTTTTAATTAAGTTAGTAAGCTCCGCACGGCTTTACTATATATCAGAAAGTACAACTTTCGTTGATTATTCTTCATAAAATATAATACTGACTTGCATAATGTTACTGCAGAGCAGGTGCGGCTGCTCTAAGTTTTTTTGTTGAGGAGCAGAAAATGAAAGACTTAGAGAAGATGAGTATTGAGCGATTGCAAGAAGGTGCTCAGATTAGTAGATATTATTATAATAAGCCTTTGCTACTATGCTATTCCGGCGGCAAAGATAGCGAAATAATTTTAGATCTTGCGCTTAAGTCAGGTATAGATTTTGAGGTTTTACATAGTCATACAACTGCCGATGCGCCCGAAACCGTTTATCACATTCGCCGAAAGTTCAAAGAGCTGGAATCTAAAGGAATTAAGTGTACAACGCAAATGCCAACTTTCAAAGGTAAATCTGTCAGTATGTGGAGCTTGATTCCGGCTAAGAAAATCCCACCCACTCGCCTTGCACGATATTGTTGTGCAATACTGAAAGAAACAGCAGGACACGACAGAGCGATTGTGACAGGCGTAAGAAGAGCGGAAAGCACCAACAGAGCTAAAAGCGGAATTATTCAGACTTGGAGTAAAGACATCTCAAAGAGAATTATCATTAACAACGATAATGACGAAAAGAGAAAAATCGTTGAGCATTGTCAACTACAAGGGAAAACGGTATTCAATGTCATATGTGATTGGTCAAATGACGATGTAAAAGACTATATCAAAGAAGAACATATAAATTTAAATCCTTTGTATAAGTGTGGCTTTCACAGAGTAGGTTGCGTTGGCTGCCCTATGGCAGGAAAAGGAAGATACAAAGAATTTGCACTGTATCCTAAATACAGAAATTTGTATATCAGAGCGTTTGACAGAATGTTAGAAGTTCGCAAGCAAGCAGGATTAACAACTAATATGTGGCAATCAGGAATAGATGTGTATCACTGGTGGATGGAGGACAATGTTCTGCCAGGGCAGCTAACAATAGACGGAGAAAATGATTGGTGAGGTGAGAATATGAAACAGAAAAAACTTGATCATCTTGATTTGGTATGTCTTGAGATTGCTAAGTATAACAAAATACATAACACATATTACAGCTACGGCGAATACACAGCTTTAGTGCGTGCAGGAAAGATTATATCAGATGTTGTGAGTGAAAAGAGAGTTAAGAAAAATGAGAAGAAAATGGACAGATGATGATGTCAACAGTTTGTGCGAAATGTGGGGCAATTCAAGTGTTGAAAGAATTTGTACAAAACTTGAAAGAAGCAAAAGTTCTGTAATTCAAAAAGTTAATAGACTTAAGCTGGGAGCTTTTTTTGATAATAGTATTTACATTACAAAACATCAATTGTTTGTTGCTTTAGGAAAAAACTCCGATTCATATAAAAATGTATCCTGGTTTAAAAACAGAGGATTGAAAACACACAAAGTAAAGCGTGGAAAACAAACTTTTAATATGATTCTTATAGATGAGTTTTGGAAGTGGGCATATGAAAATATGAATTTTCTTGATTTCAGCAGCTTTCAGAGGAACAGTTTAGGTAAAGAACCAAAGTGGGTTGATGAAAAAAGGCGCAAAGATATAAAAAAATCATATCAGTTTAAAAGAACTCCTTGGAGTGAGTTTGAAGATAAAGAACTTATGCGATTGCTTAGTAAATATAAATACAGTTACAAAGAACTGTCTCTGAAACTTCAAAGAACTGAAGGAGCTATACAAAGAAGAATATGCGACCTTGGTATCAAAGAGCGACCGGTTAAGGCGGATAATCATATCAAATGGACCGAAAGCGAATATATGATGCTTGGCGAAATGATTAAGAACGGATACAGTTATGAACTTATATCAGAAAAAATATCTAAGTCTGTTAAAGCAATCAGAGGCAGAGTATACAATACATATCTAACAGAAAGACTTGATAAAGTAAGAGCAATTATCGGTGACGGTAATTTCGGAGATAACGCTACTTCTAAACAGTTAAAACATAAAAACTTACTTAGTGCAGAAGAAAAGTCAGAAGTTAAAGAGTTGATGTCAAGATTTATAGCGTGCTTGAGCGCTGATTTGGACGGAATAAAAAAGTTTAATGTATATTTTCAAAAAGATATGTGCCAAAACTGGGACAAGTACAGAGGATGTAAAGCAAAAGAAAACGGCTGTGACGAATGTATATCATTTGTAAGATTAAAACCGCAATTTTGCAAAAGATGTGGCAAAGATTTTATTGAACACGGAGAACACCTTTATTGTCAGAACTGCAGAGAAGCAAGATTAAAGCAAGCACAGAGAAAATATGCGATATTAAATCAAAAAGGAGAATATAGATGAGAGAAATATTATTTAGAGGAAAATTCGGGAACGAATGGAAGTACGGTTTTTTGAGTATTGAACCCCAAGGCTTGGTAATCAAAGAGCCATACAAGAACAATAGTTCAAATGTGTGGCATATTGAAAGCGACACAATAGGTCAGTACACAGGCTTTACGGATAAGAACGGTGCTAAGATTTTTGAGGGTGATATTTTGGCGTTTGATGATATGGACGGCAGTAAAGGAATTTACGAAGTCTTTTGGGACGGCAATAACGGCAAGTTTGCTATTGCAGCAAGCGCAACAGAAATTATGTTGATGATTTCGAGTTGTTTGACGAGTTGTTTGAAAGGAACGAATATTTCGAGCTGTTTGAAGTCATCGGCAATATCTATGACAGCCCCGAACTTTTAAAGGAGTAAAAATTATGACAAGATATGAACTCGAAAGACATTTAGGGAAATATGTTGAAATCGTACTTTTTGACGGAACGGTGATTGAGGGCATTTTACATAAAACAGGTGAAAAAGCCTTTTTGTCAATACCAAAGTTACGATATTTCTGCACTTGTGGGGATAAGGTTGTTAGTAATTGTGTTTTTAGATTGTCCCACATTAAAAAAATCAGTCGTATAAAAATTAAACTTAAAGTTGTTGACGAAGTTAAACTCTCAAAGTGGGTAAAAAAGAAAGACAGAAAAGTAGGTGAAGCGGAAGCATACTGCTTAACTTGCGGGAGAGAGGTTGTTTATCAAGTCATTAACAACCATTATCAATTTGAAAACTATTGCCCACATTGCGGTGCGAGAATGGATTTGGAGAGGTGAAGAAAATGATTGATTGTTCAAAAACAGAAAATTACTTTGCCGAAAAGCAAAGGATGACGAAAAAACATAAACTAAATCACGGTGGATATGCATGTAAACTTAATTGTGCTGACTGCCCTTTGAGCCATTTAAATAATTGTTCTACGATGTTGTGTTCGGACTTTGAAACGCTCTATCCCGAAAAAGCAATCAAAATCGTTCAGAAGTGGAGTGACGAACACCCACAGAAAACTTATTTAAGTGAGTTTTTAAAAAAATATCCGAATGTTTCGCTTGAAGATGACGGAACACCCAATTTTTGTCCTTATAGATTAGGACTTATGGGTGCAGATGATTGCAGAAAAGACGGTAACTGCGTTAAATGTTGGAATCAGCCTATTGAGGAGAGTGAAAGTAAATGAGAGTTTATCAGTGCGATTGTTGTGAAAAAGTTATCTCAGATCCACACACAGTTAAAATGAAGGAATTTTATGTAGGGGTGGATTTTGATTGCGGAAGCAGGATTGCAATTCCTATCGGAAGCAAGAGAAAAATTAAAATACAGCTATGTGATGATTGTTACAAAGGCTTACATCTTATTGCCGAAAAAAGGGAGCGTGAAAATAATGGCTGAAAAAGAATACATAGAGCGTGAAGCATTACTCAATGTTGTAGAAAATGCTATGGATAATTGTGAATATTACGGTGAGTGGGAAGATTGCATATCAGAGTACAACAATGATATTCTTGATGCTATTGAAAAAGTCCCTGCCACCGATGCACAAAAAGTTGTAAGATGCAAGGACTGTATATACTTCTCAAAAGATACATTTGGGCAGTCGGTTTGTACAAGGTTATTCAATCACTTCTGTATGAACCCAGACGATTTCTGTAGTTATGGTGAGAGAAAGTGTGGTAATGATAATGGCTGAAAAAGAATTAAAAATTCGTGATTTTTGCGGTGATTATGCACTGGATATATCGTTCACAGACGATAGTGTAAGCACAATATACTTTAATTCAAAACGAAATGCCGAAACAGTTAAGCATATTATCGAAGTTGACGGAAGTAAACCCAACGAAGCAACCGTGTGTGAAATGGAAGAAATCAAGCATGGAAAATGGCTTGTGAAAGATTTTGACTTAAAGGAACTTGAAGAATATATACATCCGTATGGCGGACTACACGGCACGCCGTTTTGCTCAAAGTGCGGCAGAAACGCATTGCTCAACGGTTGCGAGGAATATGTGGACAGCAACTACTGCCCTTATTGTGGGACTAAAATGGATTTGGAGAGGTGAAGAAAATGATTGATTGTTCAAAAACTGAAAATTACCTAGCGGAAAAGCAAAGGATGACGAAAAAACATAAAAAGACATATCTTACGGAGCTTTTGGAGAAGTATCCGAACGCTCTGATTGGCGATGACGGCACGCCCGAAGGTTTGTGCCCACATTACTTAGGACTGAAGGACAACATAGATGCTTGCAAAAAAGGCTATAACTGTGCTGAATGTTGGAACCAGCCTATTGAGGACGGTGAAGAGTGATGGCATTCTCGGAAAAGCTAAAAGCGTTAAGACTTAAAAATGGATTAACGCAAGATGAGTTGGGCGAAAAGCTCTATTTGAGCAGGACAAGTATTTCAAACTATGAAATTGGAAAGAATGAGCCTAATATCGAAACCATAATAGCTATATCAGATTTATTTAACATTACAACAGATGAATTGTTGAAGTGAGGTGTGAACACAATGACAAACTTTGAAAAAATCAAATCAATGAGTATCGACGAAATGGCTGATAGCTGTATAGCCTTTTTTGATTGTCCATATGCAGCATCGTATGCCGACGACCCTGCGGAAAAGCAATTCAGCGACAGCTGTTTTGATGATGATTGCACTGCTTGCATTTCAAATTGTGGCTGATTACCTTGGTGATTTGGAGGTGCTTGAATGACAAATGAGGCGTATGAGCAGATTAAGCTATTCAACTGGGTTGCGTATGCGAGAAATACTTATCCGCAGCTTGACTTGCTGTATCATGTACCAAATGGTGGCAAGAGAAATCAGAAAGAGGCGTTTAACCTTAAAAGGCAAGGTGTGAGAGCCGGTGTGCCTGATTTGTGTTTGCCTGTATCGAGGGGGAAATATCACGCACTTTACATTGAACTCAAGGTGGGCAACAACAAAGCGACTGAAAAGCAGCGAAAATGGATAAAGAGACTGAGAGAGCAGGGCAATTTGGCGCTTGTTTGCTATGGCTGGGAGGAGGCCTCGGCTGTACTGCTTAAGTACATAAAGCTAAAGGCGGACAGTGAAGATTAAAAGCTGTGAGAATTGCAGGCATTTTACACGCTGTTCAGCGAGGAGCAGAGGAGTGGTGTGCAGGTCAAATACAAGTTATTGAGCGAATACAGACGATTCAGAACAGAAACATATTTCGCAGAGATTGAGCACCGTGAATGGATTAAACGAACGAGAGAAACATCTTGCAAACTTACAGAACTTGCACATCAAATTAATAACAAAGATACTGATGCTTTAAAAACCGCTTTAGAGGTTATCGACCTCCTCACAAAGCAAGATGTGTATAATCAGCTGTTCATAAAAGCAGAAAACGATGAGGACTACAAGCAGAAATGCGTACAAGTTCTTACTAAGAACGAAGCACTATTTTTCGACCGCTTTGGCGATATACCTTTTGTTGACTTACTGTTTAAGTTTTACAAGTCAACAGATGAGAACCGAGCAGCGGAAATATACAAAGAACTTGATTGCGATAATCTTAATGTTGTTGCACATAGAGTTCCTGTAAAATCCGAAAATTGCAAAGGCATTGCAAAATCATATCTTGAATACTTCAAATGAAAATCGCAGGGGCTGAAATGCCCATGCACATCCTGCTCAAGTAATTAATTAAGTGACCGCTATAAAAAATAATGATATAATAAAGGATTTATAAAATGTACATATATAAATGTGAAGTTAAATCAGGGCCTATGCTCGAAATAAAATATTATAAATCATTACGCAAGCGTAACAAAAAGAACATTGCACGCAATTTCAATCAAGCAAAAACAAACGAAAAACAAGCACTTGCAAACCGCATTCGTGGAGAGCAGCATACTCAAAGACTTATCCTCTGTAACTTTACCGAAGGAGATTGGTTTGCTCGCTTTTCAGCGCCCAAAGGAGAATTCACAGAGGAGCAGTTTGAAAAGATTGTTAATAATTTTTTCAAACGAATCAAACGCAGAGCAGAAAAAATAGGAGTACAATTCAAATACATTGGCTACTGTGAATGTGGCAAGCTCGGCAAGAATTGGCATCTGCATATAGTGATTGAAGATTGTATCAGAGAAATTTCAACAGAGTGTTGGCAATGGAAAAACGGCATAAACTTCACACCGCTATATCAAGACGGCAATTTTGCCGATCTTGCAAAATATATCCGCAAAGACGTTTTCGGAAAGAAAAGGTTAAGAACATCAAGAAATCTAACCAAGCCCGAAGTAACAGTTGTTGAGGGCAAAAAGCGTGAATTCAAAAAACTTGAAAAAGGCGAGGCACTGCCTGTACCTGAGGGATATTATTTTTACAAAGACGATATGTGGGTTAATGACTTCACCGGGGCAAGCTATCATTTTGTATTTATGCAATTGACTGCAACAAGGAGGCTGACAAACAATGAACCTAAAACAAATCAGGGAAATGAGTGACAATATCTGTAATTACAGAGTCAGGATAGCCACTCTTGAAGCAGAGGTAACGCACATTACCTCAAACATTACTGCTGCAAACGGAGCAAGTGCGTCAGGGAGCATTGACAAGATAGTGCCCCAAATAGCTGACCTTCGAAACGAATTACACAACACAGAAACGAGAAGAGCTGTTGCAATATGTAGTATACCAGCTGAAACAACAGAGGGCAGCTGCTTAATTTTGCATTTGCGTGATAAGCGTTCTTGGAAAGAAATAGCGTTCATTATGGGCGGAGGGAATACAGAGGACGGAGTGCGTATGATGTGCAATCGCTATGAGTGGTGAAAGTTGTTCGTTTGTTCGCTTAAGGGTATGTTAGAATATAATTGAGCAAAGCTCAGAAAACACAAAGTTAATCAAGTCGCTGTTAATACAGCGGCTTATTTATTTGCAAAATGATAAAAAGACATGTAACAACGGAATGGATAATACAACAAGTACAAAGCGGTAAAGCTTATAGATTTTATCTGACAGCAGATTGGATACAAGTGCGTGAAAAGAAAAAAGAAAAAGAACATTACGAATGTGAACGATGCAGAGCTAAAGGCAAATATACCCCTTGCGAAGCTGTACATCACAAGAAATATCTTAAAGCAAGGCCGGACCTTGCTCTTGACATCAACAATCTTGAATGTTTGTGCAAAGATTGTCATTACAAAGAGCATCACAAACTGCAAGAAAAAATTTTTTCAGAAGAATTTTCCGAAAAATGGTAGCACCCCCGGGGTCAAAAATCGCATTTGCCTCAAGCGTATGGATAACGGTGTACAGGGTAGACAATTTGTCCTCGCACGCACGCACGAGAAATTTTTGTGATAGGAGCAATAAAATGGCACAAGTTAAAATGGCAAAAATCAAAGAAAGCTTAATTGAACAACTCACATTAAAAGGAGCAGACATTGATGTGTATCGTGACTTAATCGAAAGTTACATTTTCTATACTAAACTTGAACGACAAATGCAAGCTGATATCAAGAAAAACGGCTTATCATACAAGGCGATTTCTTCAACAGGTAAAGAATACACTAAAGACAATCCGTCAGTGAAAAATTCAATAATGTACAACAAGCAAAGACTTGCTATTCTTTCGCAAATGGGGCTATCAATCGACAAGGTAGAAAGTGATGTAAATGACGAACTGTAAATACCTTGACGATTACATAAAGCAAGTAAAAAGTGGTCAATATCGTGTATGCAAAGAGCAAATACAGCTTGTAAATTTCATAGAAAAAGTATTCGAAAATGAGCAAGTCTATGTTGACAGTGAGCAGGTTGAAAAGTATTTTGCTCTACAGAAATATTTTCCATACGAATTATTTGCGTGGGAAAAGTTTTGTTTTATTCTGCATAATTGCACATATTCCGCACCGGGTGTATTAAGATTTCCCGATTTAGTTTGTGTGGTCGGGCGAGGCGCAGGAAAAAATGGCTATCTTGCATTTGAAGATTTTGCTCTGCTCACGCCTGTCAACGGCATACGCAATTACGATATTGACATTTGTGCAACATCAGAAGAGCAAGCAAGCACAACTTTTAATGACATCTACGAGATTTTGGAAAACAATTCTACAAAAATGCAGCGGCATTTTAAGTGGAATAAAACAGAGATTACAAACATAAAGACTAATTCAACAATCAGATACAGAACTTCAAACAGCAAAACGAAAGACGGAGGCAGACCCGGCAAAGTAGATTTTGACGAAAAGCACGCATATGAAAATTATAAGCTCATTGATGTTTTCACAACGGGCTTAGGCAAAAAAGCTATGCCACGCAGAACAACAATTACAACTATGGGAGATGTTCGGGACGGGCCGCTTGACAACGAGCTTGCCGCAGGTCTTGAAGTACTGAATGGTGATGCACCTGACAACGGCACTCTTTATTTCATATGCAGGTTAGACAATGAAAAAGAGGTATATGAGCAAGAGAATTGGTACAAAGCAAATCCGTCGTTGCAATATTTTCCAAATTTGTTAAGAGAAATTCAAAAGGAATTTGAGGATTGGAAGCGTGACAAAGTAAACAATTCATCTTTTATGACTAAGCGTATGAATATCCCCAAGGGTACAGAAATGCACCCGGTTACAGCGTGGGAAAACATAAAAGCCACAAACAGACCGCTACCCGATTTGGAAGGCAAAACTTGTGTGTTTGGTCTTGACTATACTAAAACAACAGATTTTCTCGGAGCAGGTTTGCTGTTTATGATTGATAACGAAATTGTTTGGAAACCGATGTCGTGGTATTGCTCACAATCCGCTGACCTCAGCAGAATTAAATTTCCGTATGATAAACAGCCTGACCTACAACGAGTTGATGGTGCAGAAATATCGCCACAAATTGTTGCAGAATGGCTCAAAGAACAGAAAAAGCACTACAACATCATAGCAGGAGCGCTTGATAATTACCGCTACACTTTGCTCAAAAGTCCTCTATTGGAGTGTGGATTTGAGTGTGACCGCAAGGGACTTAATAACTTAAAACTCGTGCGTCCGTCAGACAAAATGCTTGTAGCTCCGCTGATAGCATCTGATTTTGCAAACCATAAAATCATATGGGGTGATTCGGCGTTAATGCGTTGGTACACGAACAATACATCTGCAACAGAGGATAAAAACGGCAATATCAGCTACGGGAAAATTGAGCCAAAGTCAAGAAAAACAGACGGCTTTATGGCTTTTGTAGCGGCATACACACAATTAGATTTGCTCAGACAAAGCCAGCCTATTTCAACAGACAATTTCGAGAAATTTTTTAAAGCTATCAGCATATAAGGTGGTGATATTTTGAATATTTTTAGTTTTTTTCGCAGAAAAATTAAAGCAGCCCCTCAAGAAAATGACAACAGCTTTGATGACAGTTATTCTGCCGCCGAGCAGCGGTTTAGGCTAACAGAGCTTGCACTGTTTACTGCAATTGATTTTATAGCCAAAAGCATTGCCAAGTGCGAATTTGTTACTGTAATTGATAACAAGGAGTACAAAGGTCTTGAATACTATCTATGGAATTATGCACCGAACAAACATCAAACGAAAGTCGAGTTTTTAACACAGGCGATTTCAAAATTAATTTTTGACAACGAACTGTTAATTATTTCAACTGCTGATAATCAGTTGCTCATTGCAGATAGCTATTGCAAAACTGAATATGCTGTTTTTGATGATATTTTTACAAGTGTAACTTGCCGAAATTTTACATATCAGCGTACTTTTAGTGAAAGTGAAGTAATTTATTTAAAGTACAACAGCTTTGCTCTCAGAGGCTTATTAGCCGAAATGTGCACTACATACGAGCAACTTATGATGTCTGCTCAAGAGCGCTACAATAAAGCCATAGGGCATAAAGGTATAGTAACTTTTGAAAACTTCAACTTTGGCGATAAAGATTTTAACGAAACATTTTCTGAAATTCTCGGAAAGCAGTTCAAAAAATATTATGAGTCAAAGAATGCTGTATTACCTGTTTTCAAAGGAATGAAGTATTCAGAGCCTGCAACAGAGGCAGGGAAAACTACAAACAGTGAAATTACCGATATTCAAAAGCTAAGAGCAGAGGCATATGCAACTGTTGGAAACGCTTTACACATTCCGCCAGCTATTCTTAGCGGCGAGGCATCTATGCTTTCAGACGCTATGGATTGTGCTATCGCAAATGCGGTAGATCCTATTGCACAAATGTTTGAACAAGAAATTACAAAAAAGAAATTCGGAAATTCCGAATTTTTAAAAGGCAACTATATGCTTATCGATACAACAACAGTTAAACATATAGACGCTATAAGCAATGCAAATAACCTTGACAAATCAATAGCAAGCGGTGTCCTCTCCCCTGCAAAGGCTCAAAAGTATTGTAATATGCTGCCTTGCGAAGAAGAATGGGCACAGAAATATTACATTACAAAGAACTATCAGACATCAGATGAGGTGTTGAAAGGTGGTGAAACTCAGTGAAAGAAAGAAACTACAAAATCAAGCAGATTGCGGATGAAAATGTCTTGCAAATCTATTTGTACGGTGAAATTGAACCGGGGTATTTAGACTGTTGGGGTTATTACTATGGTTCAACTACAAGTGCAGAGTATATCCGAAAAGCCGTTGATAAAGCGGGGACTATTAGCAGTATCGAACTGTACATCAATTCAGTTGGTGGTTATGTTGACGAAGGTGTCGCTATTTACAATCTGTTAAAAAGGCAGAATGTACCTGTTACTGCGTATATTGACGGTATGGCGTGTTCAATCGCAAGTGTAGTAGCTATGGCAGCGGATAAAATCATAATGCCGTCTAATACAACTATGATGATTCATCACGCTATCGGTGCTTGCTACGGTAACGCTAAGGAACATAGAGAATACGCCGAACAGCTTGATAAAATCAGCGAAGCAAGCACAAATTCTTATCTCGTACACGCAGGCGATAAACTTACGAGAGAAACCCTTGAACCACTGCTTGATGCTGAAACATTCCTTACTGCACAGGAGGCGCTCGAACTCGGCTTGTGTGATGAAATTCTCGACCCTGTTGACTTAACGGATTCAAAAGAAGTTGTTGAACAAGCAGAACAGAGAAAAAATCCTAAAGCAAAACAAGCAGCGGCAGAACTCACGAAAATGCTTTGCAAAAAGCAGCCACAGGAATCAAAACCCACTCAGCACGAAAAAGACAGTTTTGATTTTTTTGAAAATTATTTCAAAAATAAAAATTATTTATAAAGGAGAATAAAAATGAAAAATCTTGATTTAATCAATAATGCAAAAACGAATTTTGCGAAACAGTTAAAAGAAGCATTTGCAGATAAAGATGAAGTTAAAATGACTGCTGCGTTTGAGCAGTACGCTACAAGTCTTCAGCAGGCTATTATTGACACAGCAGCAGAAGTAGGTGCGACCGCCGACAACGCTATCCTTGCAAAAAGAGGTTTCCGCCAGCTCACATCAGCTGAGCAGACCTTTTACAATAACATTAAAACTGCATCTAAGTCGGTTGATGTTAAGCAGAGCCTTGCAGGTCTTGATGTAACTATTCCGCAGACTGTAATTGATACAGTTCTCGAAGACATTTCAAATGAGCATCCACTTCTTGATGCTATCAATATTGAAAACACGTACGGCTCAGTGAAAGCAATTTTTGCAACTGATACAAAACAAATGGCGGCTTGGGGCGCTCTTAATTCTCAGATTGCACAGGAGCTCGCTGGAACCATTGAAGAAAAAGACTTCTCAACATCAAAGCTTACAGCATTTATTCCTGTTCCAAAGGATATGCTTGAACTCGGAGCTACATACATTGACGCTTATGTTCGCAGAATTCTTGCTGATGCTCTTGCTTACGGACTTGAGGACGGTTTTATCAATGGTGACGGCAAAAACAAGCCTGTGGGTATTCTCAAGAATATTAACGGCGCAGTAACCGCAGGTGCATATCCTGACAAGACGGCGACTAAAGTTACAAAACTCGATATTAAGTCATATATGCCTCTGATCGGTAAGATTGCAAAAGGCAAAGGTGGCAAAACTAAGTCAGTGCCGTTTGTTGACTTAATTGTCAATCCTGTTGATTACCTCACGAAGGTTATTCCTGCAACTACAGTTCTTGCTACTGACGGTAGCTATAAAAACAACATTTTCCCTTATCCTACACGAGTATTTCAGTCTGAAATGATTGCAGTAGGCACTGCTGCTCTTGGCCAGCTTTCTAAATACAAAGCCTGCGTATCGACTGGTAAAGGCGGTAAACTCGAATACTCTGATCAGAACCAGTTTCTCGAAGACAATCGTGTATATACAATTAAAACATATGCAACGGGTTTCTCGTATGATGAAACTGATTTCTTAAAGCTTGATATCAGCGCTCTTGAACCGCTCGCTATCGAGGTTACTCTCAATTCTAAATCATCAACATAATAAGCAGGAGGTGTTGAATTATGGCACAGTTAATTGATGATGTGATTAATATGCTTGATTTTGACAGCGAACACATCAAAACTGACGATAGCGCAAAATCAAAAATTAATATCATAATTGAAAATGGCAAGCAACACCTCCGCTCTTTCCATCCTGCCTTAACTGATGAGGATTTCATAAGCTCTACAAGAGCAAGAAGTTTGTTGTTTGACTACTGCCGATATGCTTACAGCAACGCAACAGAACAGTTTGACAACAACTTTGCAGCGGATATTTTGATGTTAAGGCAAGAATATGAGGTAAAAGCTTATGACTCAAAGTGATATTAAGTTTTTGACATTTAACGACGGTGTAGCTTTTGTTTTTGATACAGACGAAAACGATACTATTATTGCTAACACAGCACGAAAGTATCGCTTTGGCAACGAAAAAGTTGGAGTTACTCGTTATTACGGTGCAAAACAAAATGATATTGAATTATCAAAAGTGATACATATACATTGTGATGAGAAAATTCAGCCGGATATGGCTTTGGTAATTGACTGCACAAGATACAAAATTGAGCAGGTTCAGCATGACAGATGCAAAAATCCGCCTTGCACTATTTTATCTTTATCTCAGAGAGGCTTATACAAGGAGAAAGCAAATGACTTTTAAAAATTATGATGATTTTGTCGACTTACTTGAAACTTGTAACTTCAAAGTTGCTGAGGCTGATTTTAGCAAGCCGGTTGAAACTCCGTTTATTGCATATTTCAAAGATGAAGATAAAAATGTATATGCAGACGGAAAAGTTATTTTTACTTTATATAGTAAGATTGATATTGAGCTATATACAGACAGGACCGATCATACAAGTGAGGAAAAATTTGCAGAATGGCTTAATAAGAACAATCTTGTTTGGAAAAAGACTAATCGAGCATGGATTGCGGCAGAAAAAATGTGTGTATCATATTATGAAGTAAGAGTTGATTACAAAATATGAGCAACAAAAAATGCGGTATCGACAGAATCGGCGAAACTATATCTCGTGAAGTTGCAGGATATACGGCAGACATACAAATGGGTGTTATACATCTTGTTGATACTAAAGCAGATGAGCTTAAAGAAGCAATTAAAAAAGCAGCACCTGTTGGCAAAAGGAAAAAATATCGCAGGTCGTTCAAAGTAAAAGTTACAAACGAACTTAATGCTTACTATGAAAAGACGGTCTTTGCCTCAGGCAAAGAATACAGGCTTACACACTTGCTCGAAAAACCTCACGCAAGTAGAAAAGGCGGAACTGTAATGCCAAAAGTGCACATTGCTCCTGCAAGCGAGCAAATTCACAAAGAATTTGAAAACGAAGTTAAAAAACTAATTCTCTCTTCAAAGGCAATGGGTGGAGGAATCAAAAGAAAATAACAAAGGAGATTATCTTATGAACAAAACAATCTCAAAAGTAGGCTATGCTATGCTTACAGAAACAACAGAAGGCAAAATTACATATGACAAAGTAAAGTGGTTTAAGTCTGACAAAGCCGGCGGAACAGGAGGTGCAGAACCAAGCGGTGAATCAACTACCGTATATGCAGACGGTTTGCCTGTTATAGTTGCAAATAACAATGCAGGTTACAACATCAGTCTTGAGCTTATTGCTATCGTTGATGACATCGAAAAGGACTGGTACGGCAATGCTGAGGCAACCGAAGGTGGATTTATTGAAAAAGGCGGAATCAGCGTATTACCTCGCTTTGCTTTGCTTGTTGCTAAAGAGCGTTATGACAGCGACAAACTCTATGAAATTGACACATACTTCGACTGCGTTGCATCTACAAGAGCCACACGCAACGATAAGACATCAGAGGGTAACTTTGATCCGCAGTTTCCGACATTTACAATCACCTCAAAACCTCGCCCGGACAATGACTTTGTAAGATACACATCGTATGAAGACACATTACCTGAATCGGTAGTAACTCCAACAGTAAAAGGAGAAGTATAATGAATAAAACAATTAAAGTCGGTGAGAAAGAGCTTGAAGTTGAAGTGTCTGCATATACTATGCTTATTTACGAAGACAATTTCAAGAATCGCAGTTTTTTAAGAGATGTCGATATGTTGACAGCTAATCCAAATAAAGTACAGTACAGCTCAACTGTGCGCATTTTATGGGCAGCGGCTAAATCTGCAGACGATACAATAAAACCAATCAAAGAATTTTCAAAGCAGTATAGCATTGGAGAAGTAATATCAACAGCACAGCCCCTTGTTGACCTCATTGTAGAATCACTGAAAACCAGCTCAAAAAAAGCAACAGCGGCAGCAGTCTGCGAGTACAAATGACGGCACAGGAGATTTTATCCTATGCCGTCAAATGCGGTCTGACTGTCGCTGATATAAAAATTTTTTCGATTGGTTTTATTTTGGATTACATTGATACTTACTACAAGCTCAAAAACAATCAGAACATACACGCTGATGAAGAAAAATACTTGAAACTTAAATCAGTGTTGCCATTCGTTGAAGAAAAATACAACAGCGGAAATATTACTTATCAGCAATATTCTGAATGGATGAGTGATTACAAAAGATTGGAGGATATATATGGCGTCAACTATTAAAGGTATTACAGTTAAAATTGCAGGCGAAACAACGGACTTGCAAAAAGCGTTGAAGAATATACAATCCTCTTCACGCTCATTGCAAGCGGAATTGAAAACTATTAACAGTCAGCTTAAATTTGACCCTGACAATACAGTCTTGCTCACGCAAAAGCAAGATGTTCTGCGTGAACAGATTAAAAGCAGTACATCTGCTCTCCAAGAGCTTAATGAAGTTAAAGAGCAAGTTGAAGAACAAGCTAAAAACGGCGAAATATCTGCGGATCAGTTTAGAGCATATCAGCGTGAAGTTGAAAAAACTAAAAGTCAGCTTGAAAACTTTGAAAAGCAGCTTGCCGATACAGAGGCGACAGCAAAAGCGGTCAATATGAAATCGCTTGAGGGCGAAATGAGCGATGTCAGAGCAGAAACAAGCAAAACAACTGACAGCCTTAAAGAACTTGAAGACAAAAGCAACAATACTAACTTAAGCAAATTCAAAAAAGAAGTTGACGATGTAAAAACATCTGCAACTGAGCTTAAAGATGTTCTTGCCGACACAGCAGCTGGAATAGGTGCTGCTTTAGGTGCTGCGGGTGGTTCTGCAATAGCAGCAATAACAAGTGCTAACAGCGAAAAAAAGGCGCTCAATTCATTACAAGCTCAAACAGGTTTGACAAAAGATGAATTATTAAAATATAAAAGCGTAATCAATGATATTTATAAAAACAACTTCGGCGAATCACAAGAAGAAATAGCTGATACACTTGCTAAAATTAAACAGTTTACCGGCGAAACAGATCCAGGCAAAATGAAAGAACTTGCAGAAAATCTATATACTTTACAAGACACATTTGGTTATGATATACCAGAATCGTTAAGAGCAGTTAATATGCTTATGGAACAGTTTGGAATATCATCAACTGAGGCTTTTAATCTTGTAGTTCAGGGGTCACAGCGTGGGCTTGATAAAAACGGTGATTTTCTTGACACTCTTAATGAATATTCCGTGCATTATCAGCAAATGGGTTACAATGCAAACGAATTTATTAACTCACTTGCAAACGGCACCGCAGCGGGTACATTCAGTGTTGATAAACTCGGTGATGCAATGAAAGAGTTTGGAATCAGAGTTAAAGACACTTCTACATCAACCCAAGAAGGCTTTAACCTACTTGGATATGGAGTTAAAGCATCAGCAGAAGAAATACAGAAAGCAAAAGATGAAATAGCTAAACTTGAGCAAAATCTATCGTATGCAAAAGCTGAACAAGCTGGATTTAACGAAAAAACAAGTGAATTAACAAAACAAAAGAACGCAGACAAAATAGCAGAATACAGTTCAGCTCTTGAAACAGCAAAAACAAATTTACAAATTTTAGAATCAGCTGGTAATGGTGCAAAAGGCACTATTGAAGAGTTGCAAGCAAAGTTTGCTGCCGGTGGTGATACTGCGAAAGAAGCAACACAAGAAGTTCTGCAAGAATTGTTTAACATGGATGATAAGATCAAGCAGAATCAAGTGGGTGTAGATTTATTTGGCACGATGTGGGAAGACCTTGGTGCCGATGGTGTTAAAGCGTTAATGGAAATCAACGGTACAGCTGATTTAACAAAAGATTCAATGCAAAAAATTAAAGACATCAAATACGACGATGTCGAATCCGATTGGGAAGAACTTGGCAGGACGATACAAACTGACATAATAAACCCTATTGGCAAATCATTATTTCCAGAAGTCAAAAGCCTTTGTGATTTTACTTCTAAACATACAGATAAAATTATTCCTGTTTTAAAAACTGTCGGCTCTCTTACTGCAGGCATTTGGATAGGCAAGAAAACATCAGCAGTAATTACAGCTACATCACAGCTTGTTAATTCTTATAAAGTGTTAAAAACAGCTACTGAAGGGGCTGCTTTAGCTCAAGAGGGCTTAAATCTTGCACAAAAAGCTAATGCTATCGGTGCTGTAGTATCAATAGTGACAACACTCATAGGCACTATCTATGCTTGGAGCGAAGCAAGTCAAGATAACTCACAAAAATTAGACGAATGGCAAGAGAAAATAGACACTGCAAAAGAAAAAAACAAAGAACTTACAGACAGTTATCAAAATTTTATTGATAAACGAAACGAATCCGTAAATAAAGCAACAAGCGAAAATCAATATTATGATAACTTATGGGAAGAACTTAAAAAAATAGTTGATGAAAACGGTAAAGTAAATGAGGGCTACGAAGACAGAGCAAAATTCATCACTACAAAGCTTGGGGATTTAACCGGAACAGAAATAACATTGAATGACAATGTTATAGAAAACTACAAAGAACTTAGAGACACTATTCAGGAAGTTATCGACAAGAAAAAAGCTAACAATATTCTATCTGCATATGAATCAAATTACAATGAAGCTGTTACAAACAAAAGCGAAGCACAAAATAATGTAGAAAGTGCTCAAGCAGCTTATGAAAGTGCTCAAAGGGGTACATCAAAAGTACAAACTGAATACAATAAAGATGTAACAGAGTTAATGACTTTAGAGCAACAGCTAAAAAGAGCAAAAGAAAAAGGACCTATAATGTCAAAAATCATTGGTCTTAGCGCTAAAGTTGATCAAGGCAAAAAAGAATTAGATTCAGCAAAAAAATTTGAACAAGAAAAAAAGAAAGAGTTAGAAACTTCAAAGAAGACTTTGCAAGAATATCTTACAACTATAGATAATTACGAAAATCTACAAACTGCAATTTTAAATGAAAATGAAGAAAATACTTCAGATGCACTAAGAAAAATTCAAAATGATTTTATAACTGCAAAATCAGGAACAGAAGAAACACTTAAGCAACAATGCGTAAACTATCGTATGAGATTTACTGAAATTCAACAAGCAATTGCAGAAGGAAAAACAGATTACTATACTGCTGACGATCTTACTAATATGCAATTACTTTTACAAGCAGCAGAAGATGAATATAATAAATATTGTCAAAATTCGCTTGAAACAGGAGAAAAAGCAACGAGTAATGTAGCTGATGGTATTGATAAAAATTCTGTAACAGTATATGAATCAGCCAATAAAGTATCAAAAAAAGGTTCGTCCGGTTTTGCAAGTGACCAACATGAAAGAGTCAAAATAGGCAGCAAAAGTGTTAACGATTACGCATCAGGTATTGACGGAAACAGTGGCGTTGCAAGAGAAGCTGGAGTAAGAATTGGTAAAAGCACTCGCAGTGGTGTTAGAAGTATATCTCTGTTCAACACAGGTAATAATTTTGTTCAAGGTTTTATTAATGGTATTTCGTTGGGCGATGCTATTAAGAATGTATGGAGCACAGCTACAGGCATAGGCGGACTTGCACTTGGTGCAGTAAAAAAAATTCTTGGCATTAATTCTCCGTCGAGAGAGGCTAAAAAAATAGGCAGTTATTTTACAGAAGGTTTAGTAATAGGTATCAATGACAATAAAAACAAAGTAAAACTAAGCACAGAAAATCTTGCAAGTTCTATGCTTGGTAGCTTTGATTTTGAAAAACATGTTAGCTATATTGATATGTTAAATGATAAATTTAATAACATCAAAAATTTAGATAATGCTATTGCATCAAGAAGTACAAATAAAGTAGTAACAAACTCTCCAAAGGTTGAATTAAATTACTACGGTGATGTAAACATAAATACGGACTTAGATATTGATAATTTCAATGAGCGTGTTTCAAATGCAATTATAGACACACTTAGCAATGAATGTTAAAGAGGTAAATTTATGCATAATTTAGAATACAACGGTACAAGCTTACGCAAACTTGGTTTTTGTATAGCCAACACACCTTTTTATCAAATAGCAAACCGCAAATTTGATATTGTCGACATTTATGGCAAAGACGGTGGAATAATCAGCGATAACGGTTATTACGAAAATATAGATGTATCGTATGAAATCAACAGTCTTCCGTGGCTTGTATATAACAATACTCAAACTCTTATACATATGCTTGCAGAAGAATTTGCAACTTTTGATTGCACGTACAAAGAATTGCGAGATACATATAATAATGGCTATTTCACAAAAGCAATTTGTAAGAGTATTGATAAAATAGAATATAAAGCAGATAAATGTGTATCAACAATTTTAAATTTTTCAAGACAACCTTTTTGGTATAGTGACGAAGGGCAGAAAGCTATAATGTATAACTTACCCGCATCATCCACAGCAGAAATCAATATTTATAATCCTGAAAAATTTGATTCTGCACCATATATAAAATTGTCTTACAATCAAGATGTATCATTAGAAATTAATAACACACTTATGCAAATAAAAACTGTTTTTTCAAGCGGTGAAAGCATTGTTGAACTTGATTCAGAACTACATTCAGCTTACTGTGGATTGTCAGATATGAATAATTACATTGCAAGTAATTATTTTCCAAAGCTACACCCTGGTTGGAATACAATTAAATTGCTATCTCAAAAAAGTAATGCTTTCAATACAATTGAAATTATACCACGGTGGAGGCGATTATAATGTATCCTCTGCTTTATGACAGTCTTCAAAATTCTACAGAATCATTTAACACTAACGGCTACGGATTTATTACTGAATGTACTGAATTTTTAGTAACAGAAGAACGCAATGGCATATATACATTTGAAGCAAAGATTAAAAGTACAGATAGATTAATTGATAAAGTCAAAAATGGTGCTTACATAAAAGCAAAAGCTAATTCACAAGATGGACCACAGGTATTCTATATTGAAAAAATAGAAATTGATAAATATGGCGATATGACTGTATCAGGAAGTCATATATCAAGATTATTCTTTCAAAACGGTACCGTACCTATGTATTTTAATTATTCAAAAGATGATGATCCTGCTTCAATTATTTCTAATCTTCAATATGAAGTATGGTACAAAAATATTCCTTACAGTTGGTTTAATTTCTCATCTAATATTAGATTCAAAAAAGAATTTTCACTCGGGTTTAACTCGGCAGAAACATTTGAGAATATTTTACTTAACGACGAAGAAGGTTTGACATCAGTTTTTAAAGCAGAATTGTGGTGTAATAACTTTACAGTCAATCTGCTTTCAAGCAGAGGTAAAGGCACTCATAGACTTATCTTTGGCTCAAATATATCAGAATTTAAACAAATTAATTCAATCAATGAATATTATACACACATTATGCCATATGCTCGTTGCGAAACAACAGATGGTAAAGAAGTTACAGTAACTGCAACAGAACTTTACACAACTAATTTGAAGGCAGTTTTTAAAAAGACATATCTATTTGATTGCACAAGTAAAATTACAAAAACAAAAGTAAATCCTCAAACAGGTTTGGGATATAACGATGTTAGGAATATGCTTAAAGATGCAGCTGAAGAATATTTAAAAAATACTGAACAAGTTACTGAATATGTTAATATTACTGTAACGCTTGAATCGGAACTTGCAAATTTAAAAGATTGTGGGCTATGCGACAAAGTAATAGTGTTGCATAAAGACGGTTCAGAAATTGAAAGTAAAATCACAAAAACTGTATATGACAGCATAAGTGAAAAATATACAGAAATCGGAATAGGAGAAGTTAATCTCAAGATTTCTGATTTTTTAAAAATCAAAAGGAGGTTTAGAAGATAATGGAATTTAAACATATTCCTGCTACAATTGACATCAACAGTCGCAATGAGCAGCGAATTGCAGGTATTGTCAATATTAATGACAAAAAGACAAGATATCTTGATGTAACGATAATTGCAAGCGGAGAAAAACTCGATATAAGCGGTTGCACAGTTACTGCTATTTTTGTTATTGATGATGTTTTAGTCAATAATGCAGTTGATTGCACAGTCACAAACAATATAGTTACTATTCCACTCGAGAATTTCAATGGCAGATATGGATATCTCAGCATAGAACTTAACATTGTAAAAGACGGAACAGTGATTGTAAATACACCTATTCCGCTCAAGATTCAAGTGACATCTTCTATCGCTGATAGCGCTAAAATTTCAGAGAAAACATATGGAACTATCGCTGAAACAGTTAAAGAAGTGTATGACGCTCGTGGAACATATGAGAATTTGAGCAACAGATTTGTTGCTGTCAATAATTCGATAGAGAGTGCTAAAACCGAAACAGCAAAAGCACTTGATGAAAAAGTCAGCAAAGATTCATTGCTTGACATAACTACGAGCATTAATCTCACATCGCTTGAGGACACAGAGCAGACGGCAAACGGAGTTACCATTGCAGTCAGGAACAACAAAATTAGCTTAAGCGGCACATCTACCGCTGCGGTTAATTTCTATCTCAAGCTCAAGCGTGCGGTTACTCTTGAGCAAGGCAAAGCGTATTGCTTGTCTTTGCAGAATTTTGCTAATATTACAAACAGCGGTTGTGTATTTTATCCTGCGAACGAACAGACATCTATCAGCTCATCGTGGCTCTTATCAGAAGTAAGTGCTTTCAAGAATGCAGTTGCTACTTATACAGCGACAGAAAATGTAACCGTAAATTCGATTAAAATTGCGGTTGCTACAAATAGACTTGTTGACAACAGTTGTAATCTTCAACTTGAACAGAACAATAAGCGTACAGCTTATTCTAACCCTGACTTGATAAAGTCTAATATTAAACCTGAGCTGTATCAAGCCCCTGATCACACAATGCATTATTTGTATGTTTCAAACGATTACAATGAAACCACTGAGGGGTTTGGGGTTACGAAGTTCAATTCTATTCTGTCTGCTAATGACAGCATTTCGGATAATAGCTACCGAAATCGTTACACGATCGTCGTCATGGCTGGCAAATATACAGATATGGAAGAAAAATTAGCAGGTTTGTCTGATGTGGGACTTGTAGGTTACAGAGGAGTAATGACTAAAGACTATGTTTACTATGAGTCCGAAAACATATACAATCCTGCGGCTACTGTAATCAAATGGGACGGTGCGATAGGGTTTGATAAGTCTACTTTGAAGTCTGAGGATATAATCAAAAAATGTCCGTTCCATCTTGATTTGAATGTCCATACTCACATCAAAGGTTTTACATTTGATTGTAAAAATATCAGGTATGGCATACACCTTGAGAGTGGTGGAACAGGCTACGCAACCGAATGGGTTGTGGCAAATTGTA